CCAAATGCAACTGATAATAAATTAGTTTTAGAAATTAGAACAAGTGGAGTTACTTATTATAATATAAATTCAACAAATATTTACTTGCAAGCTTTAGATACTAATTCAAGAGCATTTTATATTGGTAATAGAACAGCTTCAAATGTTGTAAACGGATGGCGTAATAGTTCTAAAATTGTAACAGGTACAACAGCATCAACTACACCTTCAACTGCAAATGTTTATTTAGGTGCTTTTAATAGAGCAAGTTCAGTTGTTTTTTATTCAACAAAACAATGCGCATTTTCAAGCATAGGTGATGGCTTAACGGATACAGATGTAGGTAATTTATACACAGCCGTTCAGGCATTTCAAACAACACTCGGAAGACAAGTATGACATACGTAGGACTATTAACAGAATCGCAAAAAAATGAGCTTGTCGGTCAGCTTTACGATGAAGACAGCTATTTTAACCCTATACAGGATGCAAATGATAACTGGATAATTTCAGTTGAAGAGATAGAATTTTGTGTGAATCCTATATTTCAATGGGTAAAAACATTACCTTTGATTGAATATAAACCAAAACCTATAGAACCCCCGCACGTAGACTAATGAGCACACTATTATTCCAAGAAGCTATCCCCGGCTTTATTAACTCACTCGCAAATTATGGGGTATTAGGCATTTTTGCCATACTGATGATCGCAATCATTTATTTTATGGGTAAGCAATTCTTTATTTGGCATAAGAAGAATGAATCAAGGATTCAGGAACTTGAAAAAAGATTGGAAACTTATCTTGTTGAAGACAGAACTACACTTATGGAAACTCTTGCTTCTAACAATCACGTAATCGAAAACAACACTTCGATGATGAAAAAGCTTCTAAATCTTGTCGAGAAACTTGAAAAATCACACTAATATGTTCAACTTCTTAAAAGAAAGCACAGATGTCAGCTCAATGCGAGTAACATTGTTCCTGGGTACTTTGTGTGTGTGCTTGCTGTGTATTGGTATATTGGTTTACATAATCATTCACGCAGTAAAATGCACTACATTGGACTGGTCAGGAGTATCAATCTTTCTCACTTCGATAGCAGCATTCACAGGAACATTACTTTACGGAAAGGTGCAGCAGAAGAAAGTAGAAAACAACGAAGAAAATAAGGCATAAAAAAAAGAGCATCTTAATCGGATGCTCTAATTTTTTAGAATGGTAACTCACCATCATCTTCACCTGGAACTTCAGCTCTCAGTTGTGCCAGTTGCTCTGTTGTCAAATCAAACTTATCTTGTATCTGTGACATCGTAAGTTCACCTTTTTTTACTTTTATCTTCATAGCCACCATTTGACCGTTGGTGGGTTCGGGTAAGCTTGGCTTGTCTTCGTGCTGCTCAGTCTGTTTTTCTCCTTTATAACTCAATTTACGCACGTAGGAAGCAATGATATCGGTGTAATACTTTCCATCGTGTTCCCGATATTCAACTTTCCCTTCAACATAGCACAAATCTCCTTTGTCAGCTTTAAACTCTTTGAAGATAGTGCAGCGGTGCCATTGGGTTTTTTCCTGCCATTCCCCATTCTTATCCTTATAAGACTCAGATGTTGCAACAGAAAGATTGGTTAGCTTATCTCCGCTCTTTGTATCTTTAATATCAATTTGACCGATGCGCCCGATCAGCGTTAGTTTGTTTACCATTTCAATTGTTTTTAGGTTCGTAATATTTATATTTATTTTTTCGCTTTGGTTTATAACCAATGCTGTTTGTCAACAGCAACAGGCCGAAACCTGTGCCGAGACAAAAGATTGCTATTGCTAACACCATATTGAATCCTCCGAATCATTTTCATAGGCTTCTTGAAGATGTTCGCAAAAATATCGGTCAAGTTCTTTCCAAGACTTCTCAAATATGATAGCTGCTTGGTCAATGGTGACACTTTTATCATAGTCTTCGATATAGATGTCGGTTAGTTCAAAATATCCTCCCAAATCGGGTTCTAACTGACAGCCATAAGAATCTCTGCTGCCCATTTCAGGTTCTACATAGTAACCTGAGATTTTAACATAAACTTCGTTTGTCGGAAAATTGTCGCACTCCATAAAGAGGCCTGTGGTAAAAATTGAGTTTGTCATAACTTGGTAGTTTTAATTATTAACGATGCACAAAGATAATAATATTTTATTACATTGTACTTTTTACAGAACATTTTTTAAATTTATTTGCACACATCTGCCAATTAAACCCGAACTGAATCGAGTAGTGTTGCGCTTTTCTGCACCAGGATGCCTTGTCAATACCGTGCTGTAACTTACTGCCCACGGTGTGCGACTCAAAACTTGTTTAACAAAAACTGAGGTGTTCAAAATCAGCAAATATTTTTCTTTCTGCTCTTCAATAACTCGCAATCCAAGCCTCTGAAGCCTTTCATCTGCTGCTGATTGCTTAATTTTTGCTTGTGGTTCATACTCCGAAGCATATTCGACCAACTCACCAACTGTAACAGTACCAATAAAATCTCCTTCAATCCTTGTTTCGTGCTGCAGAATCGTTTGAAGGCATCTTTGTTCATCAGTCAAGTCCTCTTTGTCTTCCAAAATTCCTTTCGCATCCAATATTGCAGCAGCTTCATTCAATGCCGTTTCAGGTTCAACAACATCATCGTTCCAAGTATGCCACCATCCACCCAACAGCGCACCGAATTGGTCAGCAATTGCACGATCGCCCACCAGTTCCGATATGGCTTCCGTAAAAATATAAATGCTTCTGAGCATATTCGGTAACAGATTAACCATTCTCGCTGTAAAACGTAAGCCAAAATCACCTGTAATGGTTTCTTTCTTAATCTTGTTTAGCTCCTTGAACTTATCCTGGTTGCTGTGCTTCGCAAGTTCGAAGATTGTAAACCTTCTCTTGTCTGAATCATTGATCAATTGCGGATTGATTGACACCATCAAAAAGCAGCTTCGAACAAAATAATCGGTAGCCTTGCCGTCTTTCCCACCTTTTGGAATGGCAGGTGACTTCTCCGAACTTCCTGCTCGTGCCAAGGCAATAACTTCCTGCATTCGCCTTGCTGCATTCTCATCGTTACCCTCCGATTCATCAATCGTGACTGGCATAGCATCAGAATTAAGTTTCTGTCTTATCGCTGCCTCTGTCGCTGCTGTTCCCTGAGCATTGATTGAGAACTCTCCTAATACCGGGTGAACAATCTGTTCAAGCACATAAGTTTTTCCGTTCCCTCTTGGGCCTGTAATCCAACAATGAGGCCGCCAAGATAGTGCGCCACAAACAGGAGCTATCGCTAACCATCCTGCCAATAACTTACCATCAGCTTCAGTATTCCAATTCAATCTCGATAATAATCTTGTCAGTTTAGCGCATTCCAACTTATCCATTGAATTTTCAATAGGTATTCGAATGTTCTTTCGCATCTCATAGGTAAACTCCGTATCAATGCTGCCAAGATTGTATCTTATTTTCTCAGATAACAACTGCATCCCGGTATGGAAGATAATTCTATCAGATTCCTTCCAGGCACCACGACCTCTGATGCTCTGCAAATCAAAATAACCTACTGCATTACACATCGTAATCAGATAATCTGCAATATACTCGCTCTTATCAAAAGATTCGTTCTGCCAAAACTCAATCGGGGCGAGCTGAACAACGTGCTGTTTTGTAAACTTCGATGTGCTAAATGCCAAAATAGCATTGCTCAACTTTGAGTAAAAGTAAAAACGCTGAAATCTGCTTTCAGAATCCCATCCTAATGGCTTGAAATAACCACCCACAAAACCACGTTGGTCTACTGTTGGTGTGTTGCCCGGTGCAGGTTGTGCTTTTGGCTTTCGGGTTCTTTTCTTTGGTGGTTCTTCCTGATCGGATTCCCAATTGATTGATGGTAGTTTTTTCATTGCTTAGATTTTAATCCGTATTTTTCTTCCTGGTATTCCATAAACTCATTGGCTCTTTGAATGCTTTCAGCTCTTGCAGCTTCCTTTCCGTGCATCCCGAATATCTTTCTGATGCTCATTTCATCCCGATTCTCAAGTTTAAGGGTGTGCAAGGTAGGACTTACAGTTGGAACTTCCAAGAAAATTGTTTCAGATTCTGTATTTTTTAATTCTTCAATCAATTCATTCAATACAGATAGCTGCCTTTCCTTTTTTTGTCGGTATGCTTTCTTTGTAACTTCATCCTTTAGGAATCCATCCATATACTTTGCTTCCGAGATTAATTCCTGGATAACTTTTTGTGCTTGCTCAATAGTGTTCATACTCTTTCGATTTTTGCGATGCCGCCTGCATCATTAACATTTTTTATAAATCGTTTCTGTTCATCACTTACTCTTCCAGTCTTTGTCTTGACTTCGACTGCTGTGAAGACTGCCAACTTGGTGCCGACCATATCGGATGTAATGGTTATCTCAGTCCATCCAATTAGATCGGAGCTACCTTTGCATAATCCGAACTCAACAAAACGTGGGTAAAGCAAAACTCTGTCACCGCTTATGCTGCCCATCTGACCTTGATATGCTGTGCCGACATTGTTTCGAAATAGCACTCCTTTGGTTGAGTGAGCTGCTCTGATTCTGTCATACTGTGTTTGCTCTTTCATTTTCTAAATTTTTCCAGGTACTTTAATGTAGATTTATTCTGATATCCGTTCGGGCCACCGTTCCACATCCTTGCAAGTTCTTCGTAGCTTGGATATCTGCCATTTCTTTGCGCAAAGGTATGCGAGTGAACTCCCATAGCTGCCCAAAATACGTGATCAGCCTTGCTGCTGTCAAACATATCTTTGTGAGTATATCCAAGCAAGTCTTTTAATCCTGAACCTTTCACGCAAACAGCATGCATCTGATACCTACCATAAGCTCTGCCACCATCACCGATAACGCTGTCGATATTATTGGTCTCAATTTGTCCAATTTTTGCCATAAACTGACTATCGCAAGTATCTCGGTAAATGATAACCGTTTCAGTTACAATCCTTGTTTCGGGTTTTTGACAGCCTAATCCAAGAGAAAAGGCTGCCAAGATAAATATTTTTTTCATTTTATTAGCTTTTTTTCGACAGGAATAAATCCAGTACCTGTACCTTCATTGCCCATCATTTTTAAGAAATCGATTTCTACTTTTGCAGAGTTAATTATTGTGTCAGCAAGTTTTGATATTGCCTTGGCTTTTGCTGTCTCTTTCTCAACATCGGCATCTTCATCCATCAACTTCTCAATCTGTTCGAAAAGCAAGTTTCTAAGATCTTCAATTTTATTTCGTGCCATTCTTTTTAATAGTTCTTTTAAGTTTTTGTAATGCCCTCATCGTCTTTTTCAACTCTTCAGGATATCTGTGCATCGTGTTAAGCTTCATATTCTGTCCTTTACTAATGAGCATCAGATTGTTAATGTCATATTTGTTCTGTCTTTGGTCTTTTACTCGTACTACGCATCCTTTCGGTACTTTTCCGTAGGTTTCTTCCCAAATAAGAATCTCTTTTCGAATCCATTCGTTATCGGCCACCTTAACAAGTAAAAACTTATCTTTGCCATCTATCCTGGTAGATCCGACTTCCCTTGTATTGTGAGGCTTTTGCCCTTTCTTAAAGCTTGTCGCATTGGCTCCAATGTACCCTTTGACTCCTTTGTTCCAAGTATCATTACCTTTTTTGTATCTCGTTGCAGCACCATACTTTCTTAATCTGTCAGCTTCTAAACTCAGAAGATAGTCAATAAACTCCTGAGTCTTTTTAATTCCGTGAGCGTATGCCTGTCCATAAATTGAAGAAATTGGTCTGTTCAATATATTGCACAATTCATCTGTGCGAGTATGAGGATATAACTCTCGCAATATCCTCATCTCATCTTCAGTCCATTTACGCTTCATCCTTAGCTCTTTTAAGATAGTAAACAGCTTCCGCAATTATAACTGAAAGGCTGCCCAACTGTGCGTGTGCTTTATACTCATCAGCAATAGATACTTTGTTTGCCGTTTCTTTCGACCGTTCCATTGCATTTTCAAGTTGTTTCAATGCCTGATCAATGCAGAACTCAACTTCAGTAAGATTTTTCATAACTTGGTAGTTTTGATGTTAATAATTGATTACGGTTGTAAAGGTAATAATAAAATTTTATTACGTTGTACTTTTTAATAAGATTTTTTATAACTTTTTTTCATATTGACTTTTTTCCAACTATAAAATGTATTCCAGGCAATATTGATAGCTGCCTTAACATCTGTTTCGGAAAGCGATGCAGCATTGATTTTAAATTCAAAATTTAACATTTTACTGTAATTATAGTTATCCTTTACAGTCTTTTGA